GACGACTGCTCTATTCTTCCTGATCGGTTACGCTATGGGAGCGGGACATGTCCTGCTCATCCGAAGGATTCTCCGCTAATGATCAAAGCACTCACCCGCTCACGTTCCGCTGACTTCCATCGCGCTACCATGCTCAAAATTCTGATCGGTGCTGGACTGCTCTACCTACTATGGGAACCGATCCGTCCCGTCCGTATTGTGACAGCGGATGTACTGTACACCGCAGGCGACCTGATCCGCCGTTGACCCCTTATACTGATCTCAGTTCAACCAACAGACCAATGCAAGTTTACGCCGTTATCTCTGGTGCCCACTACGAAGGCGAATCCTTCGACTCCCTGCGACTGTTCGATTGCCGCTCCGCTGCTGAGGCATACGAAAAGGAACTGCAGCAGCAGTTCGGTGTAGACTATACCCTTCTGGAAGTGCGGGAGGTTTGCATGGAATCCGCTCTCTGTGCCGCCTGAGGCACTGGCACAAGGGGGGCATCAACCCCCCACCCTGACCCCCTATACTGATCTCAGTTCAGACAAACGACCAATGCGTAAGATCGAATCCCTGATGAACGTCGCCATCAGCGACAACGCTACGTGGGCGATGGATAACACCGCTGTCACTCTGAACGCTGACGGTGAGTCTGAGGTCTTCCTGCACGGTAACCTCATCGCTCGCATCGGTGAAAATTTTGTTCAACTGTTTGACGGCGGTTACCGTTCTTCTACCACGAAGTCCCGCCTGAACGCTATCTGCGACGCTCATGCCGTGACGGGTGAGGGAGTGTTTCAGAAGGCGGGGGAGTGGTTCTGCCGCCAGTATGACACCGCTGCTAAGACCTGGCAGACCGTACCTTTTGAGAGCGGTATGACCCTGGTGTGACACCTGACTAACTGGTCCGGAGGGGTTGACCAGGACCCCTCCCACCCCCTATAGTAAACACAGTTCAAACGAAACACATGGCACGCGCAATCGGTTCCGCCCGCTCCACCGACACCAACGCTAAGGGGGGTGCCCTCCGTTCTTCCTCTGGTGGTGGTATGACCTTCACCCCTGCTAAGGGTCTGGGTGCTTCCATGGTCGACGACCTTGACGGTGTGGTTTCCCGTGCTAAAGCACAATACGCCGCCGACCGCCGTGCTGCTGCCCGTGAGCGCCTGATGGACCGCATCGACGCCCTGCTCGCAGACGACTGATTCTGTGGTATGATTCTCTCAGTTCAAACCCACTGACCATGGCACTGTACAACATCGCAACCGATCTCAAGACCCGCCAGACCGTATGGGTCAGCACTAACGTAGTGAAGGGTCGCCCGCAACTCAATTCACACCGCGACGACGTCTTCGGTCGTTCCCTTGCTAAGGCAGGTTCGGACGGATACACCGCTGTGGAACTTGCAGGACTGCACACCGACTACGTGGGGAGGGGTTGACACCCTGCTGGGTTCGTGGTAGGCAGTGCCCCCGTGGGGGTGCCGCCGCCCCGTGGGCGCGTGTGGCGGTTTATAAGCCCCCCCCCGTTTTAAAAACGCATAGGATCCCCTAAGCTATAAAGTCTTGCTTTCGCGGGGTCTTTATAGAACTCACAGTTTTTCTATATAAAACAAAAATGGAAACACAAATACCTCAGATGCAAAAAAATCCGGACAAAAATTTTACGACCGTAGAGGTTGATCCTATAACTGGGGAGTATTATATTACGATACCTGAGTGGATCTTAAATGATTTCGGGTGGTATGAGGGCACGGAAGTCAATATGGAAGTTGAGGGTGATTGTATTGTAATCACTGAAATCAAGAGAGATTGACTTCTTATAGATAATGCGTTATGATTCCCTATGAATCGATTCAAATTCAAACTTGATTAAGTTATGACAAAAGGATTTACAGTAAAAGCAAAAACACCTGTTGCGAAGAAAGAACCAGAGTGGGATTTAGATCAAGCAAGGGAGATGGTAAGAGGAAAGACAGTAGTCTTTTGTCTCCCTGGGCGGGGAGTGTCCTACACATTTCTGAAAAACTTCGTACAGTTGTGTTTTGATTTGGTACAGGCAGGAGCAAGTATCCAAATCTCACAAGATTATTCTTCGATGGTAAACTTTGCACGTTGTAAGTGTCTGGGTGCAAATGTTCTGAGAGGACCCAATCAGAAACCATGGGATGGTAAGTTAAAGTATGATTGGCAGTTATGGATTGATAGTGATATTGTGTTTAACACAGAGAAGTTCTATCAGTTGGTTCTGATGGATAAGGATATTGCTGCTGGTTGGTACATGACGGAAGATGGTCATACAACTTCTGTTGCACACTGGTTAGAAGAGGATGATTTCCGCAACAATGGTGGAGTGATGAATCATGAAACTGGTGAAAGTATCTCAAAGCGTCGCAAACCATTTACTGTTGATTACACTGGTTTTGGTTGGTTATTGATCAAGAATGGTGTCTTTGAACATGAAGGTATGCCATATCCTTGGTTTGCACCGAAGATGCAAGTCTTTGAATCTGGTGAGGTTCAGGATATGTGTGGAGAAGATGTAAGTTTCTGTCTGGATGCAAAGGACGCAGGATTTGAGATCTGGTGTGATCCTCGCATCCGCGTTGGTCACGAAAAAACTCGCGTGATCTGAGTCAATGACAGAGAAGTATACGGTTCTCCATAAAGGAAAAGTTCTCTTCAAGAACTTGACAGAAGACGAATACTTCGATATTATGGAGGACCTTTCGATTGAGTTTTATCAGAAAGGTTCTCCAAACCCCTCGGAGATTGAAACAAAAGTTACTCGATTTTAAAGTATTATGGCAAAAGCAAAAGTTGGTCTGAATAAGAGTTCTTATATTCCAGGTCCTCCTAAGAAGTCTCGTCAAGGCATGGGTGGGGGAACCAAATATGCCGCTACGTCTCGCAATGGGGCGCGGAAAAAGTATCGCGGTCAAGGTAAAGGTTGATTTTATGAGGGGGGTTCCACATGGTTCCTCCTCTTTTTTATGAAAATAAATACGATTAAGGGATAGCAACCCCTCTAAAAGTTCTGATTTCACAGTAAATCAGGAGCAAAATGGGCAATTCACCTGTCGATAGAGATGCAAACTACATGAGAGAGATGTGGGGAACCACAAAACTCATCTCAGATTATGGTTCAATGCGTCCAAACAGTGATTTTTTGGATAATTTAGCAAATCATCAGCATCAAAAGATGCTTCGTGAGATTTCTAATGATGATCTAACACCAAAAAAGCATGATTTTGACACTCAGAACGAACTTCATGAAAAAATCCGCAATGATGAGGATTATGATGATTGGGATTATGGTACAGAACCGTTTTATGGGAAGATTTCTGGGTAGGTGCTATAAATAATTGGACGAAAAGTACCATTTCAATGGCATCCAAGAGGATTTCCAGAGCATTTAAAGACATCAGTTTGTCCTTTGATCCCCATCCGGTGACAAAGGACCTTCCTGTATTGACAAATGAGCGTTCAATTCGTAGATCAGTTCGCAATTTAGTCGAAACGATCCCGACAGAACGCTTTTTTAACTCTACTCTTGGTACAAATATTCGTAGAAGTCTATTTGAGTTCGTTGATTATAGTACTGCCGTTATAATTGAAGACCAAATTCGTAATACTGTTAGTTTTTATGAACCAAGAGTCACAAATCTCAAGGTTCAAGTCGATCCAAGACCTGATGACAACAGTTTCGATGTGAATGTCATCTTTGATATCATTGGTTTAGATATTGCAACGCAACAATTTTCATTCATATTAGAGGCAACACGATAAACAATGCCTTTTACACAGTTTACCAACCTAGATTTCGATCAAATAAAGACAGAGATTAAGTCATATCTCCGTGCAAACTCCAATTTCACGGATTTTGACTTCGAAGGATCTAATTTCTCTGTCCTTATCGATACTCTCGCGTATAATACCTATATCAACGCATTCAATGCGAACCTAGTTGTTAATGAATCCTTCCTGGATGCAGCGACAGTTAGAGAAAATGTGGTTTCTCTTGCCCGTAACATTGGTTACGTACCACGCTCTAAAAGCGCCGCTAAGGCACACATAACATTCAGTGTTCCTACCACTACCGCAAGTAGTTTCATCACCCTTAAAGCGGGTCTGGTGTGTGTAGGATCGTTCGATAACACATCATATCGCTTCTCTATTCCAGAAGATGTAAGTGCAACTGTTATAAATGGTGTTGCACAGTTTGGATCAGCATCTTCTCCGATTCAAGTCTATCAGGGAACACTGTTACAGAAGCAGTTTTTAGTCAATAGTTCTGTTGATCAGCGTTTTATTCTTGATAATCCAAACATTGATGCCTCAACAATCGTTACTTATGTAAGAGGTATTAATGATACTGGATTGGGAAGAGAATATCATCGTGTTGATAATATCCTCAATCTCAATAAGAACTCTGAGATCTATCTGATTCAAGAAGTTCAAGACGAAAGATACGAACTTCTGTTTGGTGATGGATACTTTGGTAAAGAGTTGGAGAATAACTCTGTTGTTACAGTTAAGTATGTTGTAACTGATGGTGAAGCAGGTAATGGACCAGCAGCATTTGATTTCCAAGGAAACTTTGTTGATGAGTCAAACATCAGAGTGATTCCTTCTGCGTCAGTGCCCGTTACAACCGTTCAGAGGGCGATGAATGGCGGTGAGATAGAGAATGTATCATCAATCAAATACTTCGCTCCTAGGTTGTATTCCGCGCAGTACAGAGCGGTTACAGCAAGGGACTATGAGGCGATTATTCAATCAATCTATCCCAACACAGAATCGGTTGCTGTTGTGGGTGGTGAGGAGTTAACTCCACCACAATACGGCACTGTTCAGATCAGTATCAAACCAAAGAACGGCACATACGTTTCTGATTTTGATAAGCAGAATATCCTATCAAAGATCAAACAGTATTCGATTGCTGGTATTAATCAGAAGATCGTTGATCTCAAAGTTCTCTATGTTGAGATTGATTCTTCTGTTTATTATAATACATCACAAGTTTCGAATGTTGATGATTTGAGAACCAATATTATCAACTCTCTTACTACATATTCGAGAGATGTTGATATTAATAAGTTTGGTGGAAGATTCAAATACAGTAAGATCTTACAGTTGATTGATAGAGTTGATAGTGCAGTAACTTCTAACATCACAAAAGTGAAGATTAGAAGAGATATGAAGGTTCTGAAGAATCAGTTTGCACAATACGAACTCTGTTTTGGCAATAGATTCCATATTAATCCTGCCGGATATAACATTAAGAGTACTGGATTTACTGTAAGTGGTTCAAATGATATTGTATACTTCACTGATGTTCCAAACAAGGATGCAAATGGCAACTTAGATGGAAGTGGAATGGGTGTTCTTTCTGCAATCAAGAGAACGGAACAAGATAAACTTCAAGTTGTTGTTAAGTCTGTTGGAACAGTAGATTATGCTAAGGGTGAGATCTTGGTTAATACAATCAATATCACATCAACTGTTGCTGACAATGATCTTATTGAGGTTCAAGCATTCCCAGATTCTAATGATGTTGTCGGATTGAAGGACCTTTATCTTAGTTTCAATGTTCCGAATAGTACAATAAATATGGTAAAGGATGTTATCGCATCTGGTGAAGATATTTCTGGAGTTACCTTCACAAGAGATTACTATACTTCAAGTTATTCCAACGGAGCATTAGAGAGGAAATAAAATATGTCGCATTTTGAGAAGAGAGTGCAACTCAATAAAATTATTGAGAGCCAACTTCCAGAGTTTTTAGTTGCAGATTTTCCAAAGGCAGTTGAATTTTTCAAACAATATTATATTTCCCAGGAATATCAGGGATCAGATTCTGACCTGATAAACAATCTTGATCGCTACATTAAGTTAGATAATCTCGTACCAGAAGTTGTCGTTGGTAAAACAACCCTTTCTTCCAGCATTACGTCTACTGATTCCACAATAACCGTATCTTCCACTAAGGGTTTTCCAGAAGAGTATGGTTTATTGAAAATCGGTGATGAGATTATCACTTATACCGCCAGAACAGAAACAACTTTCACTGGTTGTATTCGTGGTTTTAGTGGAATCACTGGGTACGATGTTGGCATCACAAGTTCTTTCTCTAATGTTAACAAGCAGAATGTAGTATTTTCTACCTCTGTCGCAGCAGCACATACCCAAAGTTCAGAAGTAACTAACCTCAGTGTTCTTTTTCTGCAAGAGTTTTATAGAAAACTTAAAAGAACTTTCACGCCAGGATTAGAAGATAGTGATTTTGTTTCCGATTTGAATGTAGGAAACTTTATCAAACATGCAAGAAACTTCTACCAGTCGAAAGGTATTGAAGAATCTGTAAAGATTATCTTCAAGGTTCTGTATGGTGTAGAAGCACAGGTATTGGATCTTGAAAAGAGATTGATCAAACCATCTTCCGCTGATTATATCAGAAGAGAAGTTGTTGTAGCAGAAAATATTTCGGGTGATCCTTTCAAGTTGGAAGGACAAACTATTTTTAGATCAACTGATCTTAACACAAATGCATCAGTATCTGATGTAGAAATCTTCACAAGAGACAGCAAGACATATTATAAACTTGGATTGTTCGTAGGATATAATGATAGAGATCTTGTTGAAGGTATTTTTGAAGTACCAGGAAAATCAAAAGCATTAGAAGCAGTTTCTGTTGGATCATCTATCATTTCAGTTGATTCGACCATTGGATTTGGTCAAACTGGAACTCTGGTATCAGGAACAAATACCATTGAATATACCTCAAAGAGCATCAACCAGTTCTTTGGTTGCACTGGCATTGATGTAAGCATTGGTGTAAGTGATGATGTCAGAGCAGATGAAACTATCTTTGGATATGAAAATGGAGATATCACCAAGAAAGTTGATCTTCGTATCACAGGTGTTCTTTCGGATTTTGTTCCACTAGGAGATTTGTCTCTCATCGAAGAGGGTGAAGAGATCTCTATTCGCCACATTGGTGAGGCAATTCAAAATCCAGATGAGGATAAAACCTTCAAAGAGATCTTTGCCAACTCTTGGATTTACAATACAAGCACAAGATATAAAGTTGGATCTATTGTTGGATCTAACTTCACTCTCCTCAGCAATATTGAAAAATCAAGTCTGAGAGTAGGAGATACTGTTGATGTATTGTTTAGAAACAGTGAGAATGTTGCTTCTGCAAATGCGATAGTATCAAGCATCAATACATCAACAAGACAAGTTGTATTGAGTAATCTCAGTGGATTTACACCTATTCCATCAATTGATTATGATATTCGCAGAAAACTGAAAAAGTCGGTATCATCCAATGTACAACTTTTACTCGGAAATAATAACTACATCTCAGACACACTAAATGTGTATTCAAATGATGCAGGAGACACTGGATATATTGCATCTCAATCTTTACCATCATATACAATCGTAGATGAAATAGTAGAGTCTTCACTCGCAAATGGGTTTGATACAAACCTCGGTGATTATAGTTCTTTACTGAAAAACTATGGAACTATCAAGTTCTCCACAAATGTTAGATTTATCAATGGTGATAGAGTCGTTTACACCTCAAACAATCCACTTTCTGGATTAGTTTCTGGTGAAACATATTTCGTTACCATTGTAGCACCAAATGAAATAAGATTATATACTTCGAAAGCACTTCTTTCAGGATCAAACTCTGTTAGATTTGGTCCGAATTTGACTGCATCTACTCATAGATTTACATTGAAGCGTCATGAGAATAGAGTTTTAGCACCAAATACTATTCTTAGAAAGTTCCCACTGAGTCAGTCATTATCAAAATCTAAGAATGAAGATAGAGGTGTTGAAAATATCGGCATCTTGATTGATGGTGTTGAGATTTCAAGTCCAAACTCAACAAATAAAGTTTACTACGGTCCTATTAGTGAGTTTGAGGTTCTCAATGGTGGAAGAGATTATGATGTAATAAATCCACCCCAGATCACTATTTCAACAGGTGCTGGTGTTACTGCACTTGTTGAACCTATTATCTCAGGTAACGTAAAGGAAGTCTTTGTTGATCCACAAGATTTTGACGTAAATGATGTTTTTTCTCTGTCATTGACTGGCGGAAATGGAACAGGATGCTATCTACAACCAGTCATTGGTGAGAGATTCCGCGAGATTGAGTTTGATAGTCGCGCACTAACTCTTGGTGGTGGCGTTGATATTGTAGATGAAACCATCACATTCTTATCTGATCATAATCTTGCAGATGGTCAGCATGTATTCTATAACCAAAATGGAAATAGTCCAATTTCTATTGGAACATTTGATGATGTAACAAACAGTATTACAGGAACTCTGGTTAGTGGCGATGAATATGTTGTAAAGTTTGTCAATACCAGAACGATTAAACTTTATAATAGTGACTCTGATGCACTTGCTGGTATTAATACCATTGGTTTCTCCACCGCCACATCTGCTAGTGGTATCCATAAGTTCAGAACTCTTTCTAAGAAAACTCTCAGAAGCGTAAAGGTTTTATCATCTGGATCGGGTTATCAATATAGAAAACTAAGAGTTCCATCTTCGGGAATCTCTACCGAATATAACACGTTCACTTTTAAGGATCATGGATTCAATCATGGCGATATTGTAACTTATTCAACTACTGGTGATGTAGTTGTTGGATTATCGACTTCAAATCGCTATTCGATTTCTAAGATAGATTCTGATACTTTCAGAGTAATAAATGTTGGAGTTGGAGCAACAGTAACAACAGATCTGGTTAGATCTAAGTATGTTGAGTTGGGATCAACTGGTTCTGGTTATCAGATTTTCCAATATCCAGAAATACAGGTTGTTGCTAACGTATCGTATGGATCAACTTTTAGTGGAGAGTTTACTTTCACTCCTATTGTTACTGGTGAGATTGTAGGTGCATATCTGTACGAAACTGGAACAGGATATGGATCGAATATTTTAAATCTTCACAAAAAACCAATCATTACCTTAAAGAATGGAAAGAATGCTCAGTTAAACCCAATTATTTCTAATGGAAGAATAGTTGACGTACAAGTATTGAGCAAGGGTTCTGAGTATTTCTCAATACCAGAGATTGTAGCGGACAATGGTGGTACTGGTGCTATTCTCAGACCAATTATTTCTGATGGTAAGATTGATGATGTTGTTGTAATCAATGGTGGCATAGGTTATAGTGCATCATCAACAACACTCTATGCAAAACCAAGAGGTTCTGGAAGCATATTTGATATAAGAGTTAGAGAACTTACAGTTAATGATGCTAACAGATTTGGAGAATATGCCAAGACAAGGACGCCAAAGATATTCTCAAATCTGTACTCAAACGATACCAATGATTCGATTGTTTATGGAATCTATGGATATTCGGAAGATTTAGCAACAACATATAGTGATCTTGGAGGTCTTCACTCACCAATCATCGGATGGGCATATGATGGAAATCCAATCTACGGACCATACGGATATTCACAACCAGATAATATACAATCTGGTGTCAAGATAATCAAACCTGGTTATACCTTAGATTATACCAAGATAACCGATAGACCATCAACATCAACTTTTGCAGAGGGTTTCTTCATTGAAGATTACCACTTCTCGAATAGTGGAGATCTTGATGATCACAATGGAAGATTCTGCAAAACCCCAGAATTTCCAAATGGTGTTTATGCATACTTTGCTGGTGTTACTACTAGCACAACATCAAATAAACTCGAACCATCCTATCCATATTTTGTAGGAAATACTTTTAGATCAGATTTCATTCCTGAAAACAAAACTCTTGATCAAACATTTGATTTTAACAATTCAAATATTGTTAGAAATACCTATCCATATAAAGTTAATGATCCAAATGCAGACTATGATTTCTTTGTTGAACCATATGAAGTAGTTCAACAAACAAGTGTAATAGAATCTGTCACCAGAGGTGAAGTTGATGATGTTCTGGTAGTCGATGGTGGAACTGGATACAGAATTGGAGAAAGACTCAACTTTGATGAATCTGAGAGTGGTGGAACTGGATTTAGAGCAGAAATATCAGAACTTGTTGGAAAGAATGTACTTTCTCTTCAAACTAGTCTTGACAGATATGAGAACTGTGTATTCATATGGGATGACAACTCCCAAGTATCTGCTTATTACAGATCTGGATTTGATCTGAATAATAATGATTCAGTTCTTGTTGGAGGTTTATCAACATCCATCCTAAATCTTTCGGGATCTAAGAGAATAGGATTTACCACCGAAGCAGTAAGTCTTGCTGCTACAATGACGAGTTATAGTTCAACTCCTGGTGGAGTAATTCAAGATATCTTCGTATCTCCTATTCCAAATGTATCGATAGGTGGTAGTATTTCAATCAACTCATCTCTTGGAGATGAGACTGTAAGGGTTCTCAACAACTACCAGAATGGTATTCTTCGAGTTAAGAGATACGCTAGTTCCGGAGTTGCTCACACATACAGCAGTGATTTAAATGTACTGAACGACAGAGTTAAACTGCCAGTAAAAACAAGTCAGTTTGAATCTAAGAGAGATGATTTAGTTTACTTCAACGCAAAAGATTCTGTTGGGGTTGGAACAACTCCTGGCGGCGCAATATCAAAAACTTTCAGTGTTGGAAATGTTACCAATACTATTTCTATTCCAAACAGAAGCATCTATCTTCCAAACCACCCATTCAAGACTGGTCAAAGGGTTACATTCAGCATGTCCGACGTTTCGGGTGTAAATGCTTTGATTGTTGGTAATGATGAAACAAATCTGAATACCTTCTTCCTGCCAGATTCATTTGCATTAACTTCCGAAGTTTATGTCATTAATAAAGGAAGAAATCACATCGGATTGACAACCCAAGTTGGTTTAACCACAAATAGTGAAGGATTGTTCTTCTACAGTGATGGATCTGATAACTCAGAATACCTGTTCAAATCAAACCACTCACAGGTTACTGGAAATGTTGATAGAATAACAACATTAGTAAGCACTGCTGCTTCACATGGTTTGCAAAATGGTGATACTATTAAACTCAACATTGCACCAAATACTGTTGTTGGTCTTGGTACAACCGCAGCATTAACGCTTTCATTAGAACCAAATGATAAGAAGCTTCTAGTTAATGCTATTGGAATCAACTCATCTCAGATTAATACCGTTACAAACACTATTACAGTAACCGATCACGGATATAAGACTGGCGACAAGATTCACTACACAAGTATTGAGGTTGCATCTGGATTGACAACTGGTTCATACTACGTTGTAAGAGATAGCAGCAGCACCTTCAGATTGGCAGAGACTGCTTATGAATCAAAACCTGCATCTGAAAAAACAGTCAATATTGTTGGAACTGGCGCAACAATCCACACGTTTGCACTGATCAATCCTCAGATCAATGTTGTTAGAAATTCCGATTTGGTATTTAATCTTGGCGATTCTTCTCTAACTGGATATGACTTGAAGATATTCTATGATAGAGAGTTTAAAAATGAATTTGTAAGTGCTTCCGATGATAGACAGTTCAATGTTGTTGGTGTTGGTAGCGTTGGTCTAGGAACTGCCTCCCTCACTTTAAAATACTCCAAAAATATACCATCAAAACTCTACTATTCATTAGAAAAATCAGGATATATTAGCACATCTGACGTAGATGTTTCCAACAATTCTCTCATCAACTATGTTGATAGTGAGTACAATGGAACCTATCAGGTATTTGGAATCTCAACAAATACATTTAATATTTCACCATACAGTCTTCCTTCTGTTCTGACATACACAGAGAATCAGACTGATGTATTAGAGTACTCAACAAAATCCTCAACAGCAATAAATGGATCAATCGGAAAGGTAAAAATCATTTCCAAAGGTTTCAACTTCAAAAATCTTCCAAAGTTTGTTGATGTTGAGACTAGGGATGGTGAAAATGCTAACGTTTCTGCGATTTCCGATTCGGTTGGAAATATCAAGAGCGTAAGGATTAAGGATATTGGATATGAGTATCCATCAGATAAGACTCTGAGACCAGAAGCATTTGTTTCTCCTGTTGTTAGAATCGACAATCTCGATACTATCGATCAGATTGACATTCAATTTGGTGGTGCAAAATACCTCAGTGCTCCCGATCTGATACTTCTTAATGATACAACCAAGGAAGTAGTTGATACTACAACACTTCTGGCAGATACTCCAAATGGATCAATCGCTGATGTTATTCAGTTAGCACCAATATACGGATTAGATTCTGAACCACATAAGATTATTGCTATTAATAACTCTAATGGTGTTGGTATCAGTTCGATGGTAACTAGCAACTCTGGTGTTGCTACATGCACATTGAAGACGCCAATTTTAGGATTTAGCGTTCCACAGTTTACCATTGGCGATAGAATATTTGTTGAGGGTATTGAACTCATAGATGGATCTAATGGATCTGGATACAACTCAGAAAACTATGACTATCAGTTCTTCACCGTTCAGTCCTATTTGAATACAAATCCAGCAAAGGTTACCTTTGCTCTCGTTGATAATGATGGAGTTGGGTTGACAACAAATCCAGGAATCGCAAAAACTTTCCAATCTGGATATGCAACCATCATCAACGAATCCAACTATCCAATCATCGATGTTATTAAGAAGAGAGGCGTATTTGCCCTTAATGAGCAACTCTTTGTTGATATTGGATCTGGATTCTCTGAGCAGGATATTTTTGTTACCTCTGTAAGAGATGATTACATTAAGATAAAAGGTAGATATTCCTTACAGAAGGGAGATAGAATCAAGGGAAGAGTTAGTGGTGTTATAGCAGAAGTTTCTAGCATCAGTGGCAACAGAGCCAAGTTTACTATTGATTATGCTTCGAAGAAAGATATTGGATGGAGAAATGACACTGGTAAGATTAGTGAAGATTATCAGGTAACTCCAAATAACGATTATTATCAAAATCTTTCTTACTCTATCAAGAGTCCAATCTCTTGGAATGAGTTTGTGAATCCAGTAAATGGTTTGCTTCACCCTGCTGGTATGAAGAACTTTGCGGATGTTGGTATAACTTCCGCCGCCAATGGATCTGTTGGTCTTGGTGGATCAACAACAAGTCTTGTTATTCTTGATGTTGTTGGTGAAAGAAGAGTTGATATTATCAACAACTTCGATAATACCGTTGATTATGATGTTAGAGGAAATCAATCTAAGTTCTTACAGATTCAAAATAGAAAACTGACTGATTACACGGAATGTAGAACTAACAGAGTTCTGATTCATGATGATATCAGCGGAAGATTTTCTAGCAGAGGATTTGAAGATCCATTCGTTGAGATTGAAGAGATTGATATTATTGATACTCACGTAAGATACCTGATTCAGATTGTTGATCCAGATACTTTTGATTCTCAACTGAGCGAGTTGGTTTTACAAACAACAACTCTCGATTCTATCTTGTTTGAGAAGTCAACAACATATACAAAAGAGAAACTTGGCGATTTCAGCGCCAATGTTGATTCGACTGGAAGAAAAACATTAATATTCACTCCTACTGACAGATTTGAAAGAGATCATGATATTAAGATCTTGAAGAAAACTTTCCTAAACTCTGTTTCTGGGTTAGGAACAGAAACCTTTGGTTGTGTTAACTTGACAGGTTCAAACGTTATTGGTGTTACCAGCATTGGAACCGCCAATAATATTGCCACTGTTTTGGAAGTTTCTGATAGCAACTTCAATGGATTGTTTGCAAATATTGAAATATTCAACACATTCACTAGGGATCTAAACTATGTTGAAGCAGTTTTAGATTTTGATGGAACAAATACTTATTTGAGTGAGTACTATTTTGATACTACTACTCAATCATATAGCAACTCTTCCATTGGTATTGTTACATCAATATACGATTCAACTGCTGGTATTGTATCATTTAGAGTTCAAAATGATACTATTAATAATCTGGACATTCGTGCAAACATTGTAGGGTTTGCAGCAACAACTGCTGGCATTGGAACTTATAGGTTCTTGGTTAGTGCTCAACCATCTGGTTCTGAAAGAAGTGCAAGACTTGAATCGACTGTTGGATTTGGAACAACTGTTATCCGAGTTGGAACCTTTGATATTAACACTATTACATCAACATCATCTTTGGTAAGAGTTTCTTCTGGAAGTAGTTCCGCTGTTCACCAGGTTTCTGCACTGTATGATGGTGAAGATGTTACAGTAACACCTGGTCCTTTTGCACCAACAAATAATGTTTCTGGATTGGGAACATTTGGTGGAGAAGTTAATGGAAATGAGTTCTACTTAAACTTCTATCCAGATTCAGGTTTTGATGTTGAACTTCAATCTTTCAATGAAGTGTTCTACACACTCAGCGATTTTGATAATGAACCTCTACAACTTTCATATGGTCCAAGTAACCAAAGACTGTTCCTCTCATCATATGATAGTATCAACGGAACAAGAGCAAATAAAGTCAACTTCCCATTAACTTACCAGGGAATACCAATCTATAAGAAGACTTTCTCACCATCAGATTCTAGTGTAATAGATCTTGAAACTGGTGTATTTACGATCAGAAATCACTTCCTCAATACTGGCGAAGAGTTAATCTATACTCCAAAAGCATCATTCATTGGTGTTGGACAGAGTGCTATGGGAATCGGAGCAACAGCAAACTATCTTGGTGTTGTAACCGACAGATTGCCAGAGAGAGTATATCCAATCGTTATCACACCAGATACATTTAGATTGTCAACTCAAAAGCAATATGCAACTTCTGGCATTGCGGTAACATTTACTGATGTTGGACTTGGAAACGCACATGAACTTGAACTGACTAAGAAACTTTCCAAGTCAGTAATCTCTCTTGATGGTATTGTTCAACAACCAATCACCTTTACTCCCATTTCCCACAGTCTTCAATACAATAGTGGATCCATTTCTGCTGGTATTGCAACTTTCAACCTGAGTGGAATTTCATCTGTTCAACCAAGAGATATTCTTAAAATTGATGATGAATATATGAAGGTTGTTGAAGTTGGTGTTAGTACCAATGTTGGCGGTGCTTTACTTGGTCCTATCAATGGTATTATTCAATCTGGTACTGCCGCAACATTCCCAACAGTTTCTGTTGTAAGAGCATCTTTCGGTAGCACAGCAATATCTCACACTGATGGTGCAAATGTTCAACTTTATAGAGGATCATTTAATATTGTAGGAAATGAGATATTCTTCGCAGATCCACCTAAGGGTAATACAAGAGCAAGAAGAGATGAAAGTAATCTTCCTTATGTAAGAGCACAATATTCGGGCAGAACCTTCCTGAGATCAAACTATGACACCAATATGATTTTTGATGATATCTCTGATCAGTTTACTGGTATTGGTAAAACATACACGATGACTGTTCAGGGTATTAATACCACCGGTGTTGATATTGGAAATGGAATCCTGTTCCTGAACGGTGTTTTCCAAACACCAACAACAATCAATAACTCTGGAAATAACTATGAGTTTGAAAATGATTCTGTTGCTGGTATTTCTAGTGTAGTGTTTACTGGCATTACATCAACAGATGGATCATACATCAGATCTGAGTTTGACATCAACCAGAATCAACTCCCAAGAGGTGGTTTGATCGTTTCCCTTGGATCCACACCTGGTCTTGGTTACGCACCCCTTGTAGGGGCAAAGGTTAGGGCAGTTCTTGATGGATCTGGATCGATTGTAGATGTTGTTAGTGTTGGAACTACTATTACTGGTGCAAGTTTAGGAGTTAGCACAGCATCTTACAATAATACTTCTGGTATTATTGAAATCGAAACTACTACCGCACACGGTTTGAATGGTGGAGATAGAGTAAAACTGGTTGGTTTAGCATTCACTTGCCCAACAAATCCTGGCGTTACTTCATACTTCCCAGAAGATCAACCAAACTTCGTTGATCGTGCATATGACATTGTTAACATTCTTTCTGATACGAGTCTAACAGTTAACGTTGGACCTAGCACAATCGTACACAACTATATTGGATTTGGTACTGTTTATGAGTACTTTGCCTTAAATAATGGTTCTGGATACAGAGGTCCAGTATCAATCGGAATCACAGATCCAAATCATTCTGGCACAGAAGCAACTATTTCTGCTACTGTTGGTGCAGGTGGAACACTCGGATTTACAGTTACTAGTGGTGGATCTGGATATGTAGAACCATACATCGAAATTCCAGAACCAATTTATGAAAATATGGAAGTTGTTGGTGTATCAAGACTTGGAATCGGTGCAACAACAGAAACTGGTAGCAATCTTCTCCTCAATGTTAAGATTGGATCTGCAAGTACAAACGTTGGCATAGGATCTACACTCTTCTTGGTAGAATCCTTCCAGATTACAAGACCTGGATATTCATTCCAAGTTGGCGATGTTATGAAGGTTGTTGGTCTTGTTACAGCAAAAGACTTTGCTGAACCAATCTCAGACTTCCAACTTGAAGTTGTTGAAACATTTAACGACTTGTTCTCATCATGGTCATTTGGAGAAATGGATTACATCGATAGTCCAAGATTCCTTCAAAACGGAAGCAGAACCAGATTCCCACTGTATTACAATGGTCAACTGTTAAGTTTTGAGGTTGATCCAAATAATCCACTTTCTGGTGCTATTGATCTTGACGCGGTTCTTGTCATATTCGTTAACGGTGTTATTCAGCAACCTGGATATGCATATCAGTTTGCTGGTGGAACCTCAGTGGTATTCACAGAACCACCAAAAGAATCTGACAAGGTTGATATATTCTTCTATCTTGGTCAAGAAGGTGTTGATGTTACTCTGATTGACGTAAATGAAACAATCAAGATCGGTGATGATGTTTTTGTTAAGAAACATCCTCTGTATCCATTAACTGCTGATCAACTGCGCGATAGAACTATCGTAGATCTTCTTGGTTCCGATACTGTTGAAACAGACATTTATGTTGGTACTGGAATCAATGATACCACATTCAAACCAATTGATTGGATCAAGCAGAAGAAAGATAAGTATGTTAAGGGTGACATCATTTACAAGACAAGAGATTCTCTTGAACCCGCTATCTTCCCAACTGCCAAAATCATTGGCGACTTAAATGTTGGATCAACTGATATCTTTGTAGATAATGCACAGTTCTTTAACTACGAAGAAGATAACTATGGAATAACAATCAATACTGTTGATGGATTGATTGTTGAGGGATCAGATCCAGTATCTGCCGCATTTACAGCAACTGTTTCCGCTGGTGGTACAATCAGTGCTATCACAATCACAAACGCTGGTATTGGTTATTCTGTCGCTACTGTTCCAGTTAAGTTCTCCGCACCTTCTTCTATCGGAGTTGGAATCGGTTCAACCGCTTCTGGAACGGCAACGATCTCTGGCGGTTCTGTAACTTCGGTAACTATTGACAATCCTGGTTTTGGGTACACAAGCACAAATCCACCACAAGTTATTACCGTAGTTCCAAAGGCAGTTACTGAGTTGGTTGCAAATATCCAGAATGTTCAGGGATTCTCTGGCATTATTACAGGAATCACAACTACAACTGGAACTGGTGGTCATCCACTTGCGTTGAAGATTAACTTCCGCGCAAATGCATCAGATGCCAATGACCTTCAAGTTGGATATCCAATCCTTGTTTATGATACAACCGTTGGAACTGGTCTTACATCAGTTAACAGTGAAGATGCATCAATCGTTGGAATTGGAACATTATTCCTTGATAATGTTTATATTGTTAACTCTAAGACTAACTTTGGACCTGATGCAGAAATACTCTGCAACATCCACACATCAAGCAACGTTGCTGGAATTGCAACTAATGGGTCAACCACACTTCCATTAGGAAGTATCTCTTGGGGTAGGATTTATAACTATGATTTACGCGCAAATCCAGTTTCCATCGGAGTTACTGGTCTTGTGGTTGATTCTGGATTATCCACCTTCCCAACGATCCAAAGAAGAACCTTTGGATTGAGAAATGGTGGTGGAATCAGAAAACTTTCCAACCTTCCATAACAAGATATAAATACATAAAAAAGTTTAACGATGTCAGCGATTGTTACTGATCAGTTTAGAATTCTGAATGCCAGTAATTTTGTAGATTCTGTTGAGTCTGCTTCTAACTCATATTATATTACTGTAAGTCTTTCTAACCCAACTGCCGTTGGTTTTGGAAGATCTACTACTTGGAATACAAACCCTCCCGCACCTGTTGATAACTTTGCTTACAACAGTCATGCGGGAGATGTTGTTTTGTATGGTAAGAAGATAACTTCTGCCAATATTAGGAGACTTGTTAGAAGAATAGATTGGGTTTCTGGAAATAGATATGAGATGTATAGGGACGATTACAGCGTCCTTAATCCCGCACCACTGACCAATGCATCAAGATTGTATGATGCAAACTACTATGTAATGAACTCTGATTACAGAGTTTATATTTGCATAGAAAATGGTTCCAGTGGTGATAATCCTAAGGGAAATGTTTCCCAGGATGAACCAACCTTTACAGACTTAGAACCATCAAGAGCTGGTGATAGTGGAGACGGGTATATCTGGAAGTACTTATTCACAATATCACCTAGTGATATTATTAAGTTTGATTCGACAGAATATATCACGGTTCCAAATAGCTGGGCAACTTCAACCGACTCTCAAATAAGATCGGTTAGAGAATCTGGCGATTCTTCCGTTAACGAGAATCAGATTAAAACGGTCTATATTCAAAAGGCGGGAGCAAACTACTCTAATGGTCTTGGGCAAGAATTAAATATTCTTGGTGATGGAACAGGTGGAAAAGTTAGAGTTGATGTTGAGGGAGGAAGAATAACAAACACTGTTGTTACTTCTGGTGGAAAAGATTATAGTTACGCTCTTGTTGATTTGGGTGCCATTAACTCAAATACGACTGGAACTAATGCAAAACTAGTTCCCATCATACCACCATCGAAAGGTCATGGTTATGATGTTTATACAGAACTGGGTACTGATAAAGTTCTGGTATATGCCAGATTTGATGATTCTACAAAAGATTTCCCAGTAGATACAAGTTTTGCTCAGGTAGGAATCGTAAAGAACCCAACTTCCATTGGATCTGATCAAGTTTACGGTGACAATACATTTACTGGATTGTATTCCTTAAAGTTCTCAACTATTACCGGAACTCCTTCGGTTGGTGAAAAGGTTGAGCAATCAGTTGCAGGGGGAACTGGAAAGGCATATGGATATGTTGCTTCATGGGATAGTGAGACGAAAGTCCTGAAATATTTCAGAGACAGATCTCTCTACTACAACCAAACAACATTTGACCAGCAAGATTATGTTGGTATATCTACCAATGGTAGAGTATACGATTTTGAATCATCTTCAAATTTGATCAGCGGTCAATCATCTGGATTTACTGCTTCAATCGATACTGGATTTGCTGGAATCACGACAAATCCAACTGGCACCAAGTTGATTAACCTTGGTGTTAACTTTACAAGTGGATTGGCAAGTCCTGAAATAAATAAAGGATCAGGTGATTTAATTTATCTTGACAATAGACCTAGCATTGCTAGAAACCTGCGCCAAAAAGAAGACATTAAAGTTATACTGGAATTTTAAACAATGCCACAAAAGACTAATCTAAATGTAAGTCCTTACTATGATGATTTTGATAAAGGAGATAACTTTTACAGAGTTCTCTTCAAGCCTGGTCACCCAGTTCAGGCAAGAGAACTAACTGGTCTTCAATCTGCTTTACAAAATCAGATAGAATCCTTCGGAAGTCATATCTTCAAAGAAGGATCTATGGTAATCCCTGGTGGAGTTACTTGCGATAATGCTTTTACTACGGTAAAAGTAAATCCAGATCACTTAGGTATTGACATTACAGTATACCTCGATGCAATCGTTGGTGGAAATAACGGAAAAGGTATTAAGGTAAAAGGACAAAATTCAGGTATTGTCGGCACATTAAAGGGATATTTGCTCCCACCGGAAGAGGGAGTTGAAGAGATTACATTGTTTGTTAAGTACCGTGATGGTGCTTCTGATGGAGAATCTATTGAATTTGAAGATGGGGAAGTTTTAATCCTCGAAGAAAACGTAACGTATGGAAATACAACACTAAACGCAGGTGATACAGTATTAACAACCTTCTCAGTTGATGCAACTTCAACTGGATATGCTGTTGGTGTTTCACAAGGAGTCTATTTTATCAGAGGAGTTTTTGTAGATGTTGCAACATCACAAATCATCCTTGATCCATACAATAACGAACCATCATATAGAGTTGGTTTTGATATCTTAGAAGAGATTGTCAATTCTGATGATGATCCAAGATTAAACGATAATGCAAAAGGTTTTACAAACTATGCAGCACCTGGTGCTGATAGATTGAAGATTAGTGTAAGATTATCTAAAAAGCAACTTTCAGATTTTGATGATACTAACTTCGTTGAGTTAGTTAAAGTTGATCAGGGCGTAATCAAGAAGTTACAGAATAAGTCTGAGTATAGTGTAATCAAGGACTACTTTGCCAAGAGAACATTTGAAGAGTCTGGAAACTATGCAGTTGATCCATTCAAAGTAGATGTAGTCAACTCACTCAATAATGAGACTGGTAATGGCGGTCTTTATAGAGAAGGTCAAAAAACAGAGCAAGGTAATGTACCTAGCGACGATTTGATGTGTGTTAGAGTGTCTGCTGGCACCGCATATGTTAAAGGTTTTGATGTTGATCTTGTTGGATCTACCATTGTTGATGTAGAAAAACCAAGATCTACCAAAAAAGTTGATGGTGCATTAGTACCATTCTCGATGGGAAGCCTTTTAAAGGTTAATAATGTATTTGGTGTTCCATATTTAAATATTGGTGCTCCTGTTGGTAGTGGATCTAATGTAATCTCACTTTACAACAGAAGAAGAAATACCTCAACAACTAATGCTGGAACAGGATTAAAGATCGGTGAAGCAAGAGTTTATTGGTATGGTGTTTCCGATGCACCATATAGCGGAGCAACAACTGAGTGGGATTTGTATCTCTATGATATCCAAACCTACACGACTCTTTATCTTGGAAAAGAATATTCGACATCAGATGTCCCACTGACATCTTTCGTAAGAGGTCTTTCAAGTGGTGCAACTGGATATCTTGCATCAAAACCAAATGATGCTGCATTTAGCATTTCACAAACATCTGGAACTTTCTTAGTTGGTGAGCAGGTAATCATCAATGAAAATCCAGAATATAAGGTTGCAATCAAAGCGGTAGATGTTCATGCAGTAGAAGACATTAAGTCCGTACATCAGGACTCAAATACTTTAAACACATCCTTACAGACTGATTTCATTGCGGATGCTGTTTTGTATGCGACAATGCCACCCAAGTTTTCTATCACCGACAAGTTGACGGTCAGTGGTGGAAATACTGGTGCTGTTCCAGGTAGACTTTTCAGTGCAGTAACTGGAATCAAAACCGAATCAATCATTGCATATCAAACTGCTGGTCAAAGTGATCCAAACTTCAACAGAATCACCTCTATTGCTGCCAATGGAACTTCTATTGGTTTGGCAGCAATAGATTCTAGTGTTAGTGGAGTTGCAAGGGCAAACGTTGATAATGGAGATTCTGTATTCAGAATCATGGTTCCAAAAATCACAGGATCTGAGGCATCTGGTCTTTATAGTGAACTTCCCAAATCAAAGATTGCATCCGTTGATTTGGCACAATCAGATCTTACGATCACAAAGCAAATCACAGGAAGATCTACTAATGGTAGTGGAGAACTTACCATTACAACATCAGATGCATTAGATACCTCCGCAGGCATCACTAGCGTATTCTTTGAGGCATTTGATGCTGAAAGATACTCCATTCACTACAGTGATGGATCTACTGAGCAACTCACATCAGATCAGTTCACTCTTGGTGCTAATGGAGGATCCGTTTCCTTCACAAATCTTACAGCATCACAGTCTAACGTAACTGTTGTTGCAACTCTCAACAAGAGAAATGTTACTAATAAGTCCAAAAACTTCACAAGAAGTAAGCAGGTATCAGTAACAAGAACAAGTGGATCTTCAACAGCAACTGGATTAACAACTAGTTTGTATTATGGTTTAAGAGTAGAAGATAACGAAATCTCGCTCAATGTTCCCGATGTTGTTAATGTTCGTGCTGTTTACGAGTCTACAAATACATCTGCTCCTGTTCTTGACAAGTTAACCTTTGCAACAGGACTTTCTCTGGATGCAAATGCTATTGTTGGCGAAAAGATCGTAGGAGAAGATAGTAGAGCCGTTGCACAAATTGTCAATAAGACATCAACAACAGTAGATTTTGTTTATCTCAACGAAGATAACTTTGAAGTTGGTGAAACTGTCAAGTTTAAGGAATCTGCAATCAGTGCAGTAATCCAAGAAGTAACGAATGGAAGTTATGTAGATAGAACTAAAAACTATGTTCTAGATAAGGGTCATAAGAATCAATACTGCGATTATTCTAGAATAAGAAGAAGACAAGGTGCTGCTGTACCAACAAAACAACTCTTGATCGTTCTTGATCACTATAAGGTTGCCACAGGAAACAGTGGAGATATCTTTACTGTCAATTCCTATACGGAAGATAGATACACATCAGATATTCCTTCTATTCCAAATGGAACTCGTGTAACAGATCTTCTCGATTTTAGACCAAGAGTCAATGAGTTTGATCCATCTTCTACCAATGCATCTCCATTTGCATTTAGTAGCAGATCATACGAAACAAATTACAGATACATTGTATCTCCTGATGAAACATCCTTTATTGGATATAGTTACTATCTACCAAGAATAGATTTGGTAACTCTCAACCGCCTTGGCGAGATTGAAATCGTTCAGGGTGATGCTAATGATAACCCACAGGCACCAGTTCTTGCCGATGATGCGATGGAAATCGCACAAATTAGTCTCCCAGCATATCTTTTCAATCCAGCAAAAGATCCAAAGATTCTTCTGAGAGACAACAGAAGATTCACGATGCGTGATATTGCTAAACTTGAGCAAAGAATTGAAAATCTTGAAGAAGTTACAAGTTTGTCTTTGCTTGAACTCAATGCAAAATCTCTTGAAGTAACCGATGCAAACGGTTTGAATAGATTTAAGTCCGGTTTTATTGTTAGTGATTTTAGAGATAAATCTCTCGCAGATCCAAGATACTCAACTATCGATGTAAGTAGAGAAAGTGCAACTGCAATCACACCTATTGACTTTTGGTCAATGCCAGCAGAGCTTGCATTGGATCCAGGAATTGATAGAACAAAAGCAGACCTTTCCCAAAACTTAAAGTTACTTGATGCAAATATCCAAAAAACTGGCGATTTATTAACTCTTGCTTATCAAGAAGTTGATTGGATCAACCAACCACATGCAACTAATGTGGAAAATGTTAACCCATTCAATGTCATTGTATTTGTTGGAGGAATCGCTCTTGATCCTCAGTCAGATAACTGGGTAAGAACGATTTACATTGATGATCACAGAGTAGAATCAACTGGCGCTAACTGGGTACAGGAAGCAAAGGTAAATGTCGATGTTGACAATCAAACCGAATACGTCACTTACAGGAAAGGTGGTGGTAGAGGAGAGAAAACAACAAAGGCGTTTACAACAACAACTACCACAACCACAACACAATATACACCAAAACTTCAAGGTCCATCAAGAGAGTTTAACTATGTTGAGGATGTTAAGATTTCTGGTAATGTTGATCCATATATGCGTTCAAGAAACGTATACTTCAATGCAAATGGTTTGAGACCATTTACCAAGCACTACCATTACCTTGATAGTCAGCAAGTAGATCTTGTACCAAAACTTTGTGAGATTGAAATGGTATCTGGAACTTTCCAGGTGTTTGAGGACGCAGATATCTTCTATGGTGGAAGAAAGATTGGTCATATTAGAGTTCAAAAACCAAATCACAAGTTTGGCGATACATCTAGACCTGATATTGGTGCAGGATTAGGATCTCCCGCTGTTCTCGTTGAGGAATATAGTGTTGATCCATATAATAGAACTAGACCAGCACCTGGAACTTCATATTCACCAACATCAAAACTCATCAACTTTGGAGTAAGAGCACTTTCTACCGAAGAAAAATATTATGGTTATGTAACCGCTGGTGCAAGAGTTGTTGGTAGATCCAGTGGTGCAATCGCAAATATTACCAGAGCAGAGTTGGTATCTGATAACTGGGGTGATATTGTTGCCAACTTCTTCTTCAGAGATCCAAACAGCAATCCACCACCACCAGTAAAAGTTAAGAGTGGAACTAAGACTGTAAAAGTTACAGCAGTTCCTCCTGGTGTTACACCACTTCCAGGTTCAACCGTATTTGCTAGTGAAGCACTTGGAACGTATAGCGGATCTGGTACTATTCTTACACAAGAAACCAGTCGTGTTGCAGTTAGAAATCCACCCAAACCAGCAGCGAAAGCGACAGAGGTTAATGTTCAAGTTAAGGCACCACACAGAGACCCACTTGCACAATCATTTACCGTTGATGGAAGAGGTGCATTCTTAACATCATTCGATCTTTACTTTGCCACTAAGGACCCAGGTGCTAAGATCTATATTGAACTTAGAACTGTTGAACTTGGAACTCCAACATCGTTCTTGGTTCAGGACTATACACAAGTAGCACTGAATCCAGAAAATATCAATATCAATGAAGCAAATCCATTTGAACCAGTTCCAACTAGAATCAGATTCCCATCTCCTGTTTATTTGGAAGCAGACAAAGAATACGCTATCGTAATCCTCTCACCTGCATCTGATGGTTATGAAATGTGGACAGCAACAATGGGTCAGAAGACTGTTAGAACACAGAATCTCCCAGATGTTCAGAACGTTGTTGTCACTAAACAGTATATTGGAGGGTCTCTCTTTAAGTCCCAAAATGGTACTATTTGGACTGCAAGCCAATATCAAGATTTGACCTTCAAACTTTATAAGGCAAAGTTTGTTCCATCCGGAACTTTGACATTCTATAACTCCGATATTACTCCAAATGGAAATAATGCTGCAAAACTTGCAGAAAATCCAATCGAGGGTCTTCCAAGAAAACTGAAACTGCCCGTATCTGGTGTTACCGGAACAGAGGTTGCAAATATTAAACCAGGAGTTAAAATCGGTGAGGGTTCAAGCCCAAGCATCACGGGTATTGTTGAAAATACTGGTGGTCCTATTCCAACTGGAACTGGCAATGTTGAGATTATTACCGCAGGAAGTCAGTATCCAAATGGAACACATACTTCCGTACCACTCTTCTCCCTTTCTGGAAAAGGATCTGGTGCTCAAGCAACGGTTACTGTTTCTGGAAACATAGTTACTGCCGTTAATGTTACTACCAGTGGTAGTGGTTATGTTAATGGTGAAGTTCTTGGAATCACCACATCAACTATCGGTGGTGGATCTGGTGCGAGAGTTGGTGTAACTGAGCATGATACATTTGATACCATTTACTTGACCAATGTTCAGGGTCAGAACTTCACAAACTCTGCAACTGTTGTTTACTACACCGATCAAACTGACGAATCAACTAGAACTAATACATCTGCATCTGTAAATGGAACTTCTAGTTTGATTGATGATAAGTACTCTGGAAATGTATTCAGAGTTAAGCAATACAATCACGCACATCATGGTGGAAACAATAAGATTGAAATCACAAATGTTTCCCCAGATAGAGAAAGAGTTGCTCTGACAGCAGCATTTGGATTAAATGATACAACTGTATCAGTTGCAAATACCACCCCATTCGCAACATTTGAAGGAATATCTACTAGCCGTGGATATGCATTGATTCAAAATGAAGTTGTTTCTTACAGCAATATCACTGCTGGATCTGGTGGAGCAGGAACTCTCACAATCGATGCAAGAAATCTGAATAACTCTGTTAAGAGCACTCACCCTGCAACAGATTTCATTCAACCATATGAAGTAAACGGCGTTTCTCTTATGAGAATCAACACCACTCATGATATTCCATCAACATACTACAAATCAGAAAGTTCCAACCTTGACAACTACTTCTTAGAGTTTAGCAGAACTTCACCAACTATTAGATCTAGTGGTGCATCGATGATCAACTTTGAGGGTGAGAAAGGATTTGGTGGAAATACGGTTGGTATTTCACAAAACCACCAGTTTAGTTCTATTGAACCAGTATTCAATGTTATTACCCCAGGAAAGGGAACTTCTGCAAATAGCAGACTGAGAACTATTTCTGGAACAAGTGCAGGTGGAAGTGAAGTTTCATTCCTTGATCAAGGATTTGAATCTATTCCTCTGAATAGAGTTATTCAACTTCCAACACCAAGAATGGTTGCATCTAGAGTAAATGAACTGGAAAGATTGACAGATCTTCCATCTAATAAATCTCTGACATTACAGGTAGATTTCAGAACAGAGAATGAAAATCTTTCTCCCGTAATGGACATTCAAAATGCAACGTTTGTTCTTGGAAGAAATAAATCCAACAAACCTATTGATGATTATGTTGTTGATAGCAGATCGAATGAAATCAACAGTGATCCACATGGAGCAGTTTTTGTAACAAGAACAGTTGGTCTTTTGCAACCAGCAACAAGTTTACGTGTTGTTATTGCTGCTAATAGACAAGAAGATGCTGATTTTAGAGTTTTCTATAAACTTTTCAAAGCAGATTCTTCTGAAGTTCCTCAGAAGTTTGTTCCATTCCCAGGATATGATAATATGATTGATACTGACGGTGATGGTTTTGGAGATCAAGTTGTCGATCCAAACAAAAATAGTGGAAGAGCAGATGGTTTTGTTGCTCCAAACAACGCACAAACTTTCTCAGAATATCAGTTTACTGCAAATAATCTGGAACAGTTTGATGCATTTGCTATTAAAGTTGTTCTTTCTTCAACCAACGAATCTACTCCTGTTAAACTGAAAGATTTTAGATGTATTGCTCTTGCATGATATGAATACTGAGGATGAAAATCTAATACCTGTTGAAGGTCATGGCAATCTTTTTAGGGATAGATTTACGGGTGCTATTGTCAATACAGACAGATCGGCATATTCAAACTATATTAGGATGAAAGAACAAAAACAGAAGGAGAAAGACGAACTCAATCAAATAAAAAGTGATATTGAAGAAATCAAATCCCTATTAAAGGAACTTACAAATGGATCCAGACAAAATTGAACTTGAAAATTTAACGAAGAGTTTTGAGTATTTCAAAATCGCTTCTGAGATAGACAAATTAGATTCTATCGATGATTTGAAAAATCTTGCAAAGTCATACGTGAAACTTTATTTTAAACAGCAGGAAGTTGTGGCTGCTCTCATGGGATCATAACAGTATAAATACTTCTTAGATCCTGATCTTGTATATAAATGGCTGAAATCAAAGTCAGAGTAGGTCAACAACCAGCTGTAAAAGTTATTTCTTCGTTAGCTGGTGCCCAAGGTCTTTCTCTGTCTGAGCTTAGTGATGTTAGTGCTACTAATTTACAAAATGGCATGGTTCTTGTTTATAATAGCGCAATTAGGAAGTGGGAAGCAACCTTGGAGTTGACACCAGGCGCAACACAGAATTTAGACATCAACGGAGGAAATTTCTGACATGGCAAGTATTATCAGGATCAAAAGATCCTCGGGTACTAGTAAACCATCATCGTTACAATGGGGCGAATTTGGATACGTAACAGGTATTGGTAGTTACGGCGGATTAAATCAATATAAAGATAGAATTTTTATTGGTGACGATGGCACCAATGTAAACCCCGTTGGTGGATATTACTACACCTCAATGATGGAGCACCAACCAGGTGCTATCGACGGTGTTCAAAATACCAGAAACCAAGATAATGGTGTTGTTGCAGTTCTTGCACCAGCAACTAATACTGGTTTAGGTGGAGCATCTTCCCTCAAAGTTGATCAGTGGAACGTAGATAATATAAGAATTGATGTAAATACAATATCTTCTACCGATACTGACGGAGACATCAATCTTGATCCAAATGGTATTGGTAGTGTAAGAATACCAGACAACACTTATTTGAGTTTTGGTGATGATGATAACGTAGGAATGCGTTATGATGAAACAACCGATGATAGATTTGAAATTGAAGGTGCCGATTGGTACTTCGAAGAAGGTGTTCAGATCGTAGTTGGTGATGTTACTCAATCCAATGATAAAGATACCGGAGCACTTGTAGTTGAAGGTGGTGCGGGTATTGAGAAAAACTTATATATTGGTGGCGATCTTAATGTATCTGGATCGGCAATATTTGATTCGGTAAAAATAGAAGATAATGTCATTTCCACTCTTTCTGGATCTGGCGATACCCTCTACATCGATCCATATCCCGATGGATTGAGCAATGATGGAACGGTTGTCATTAAAGGAAACTTGCAGGTAGATGGAACTACCACACAAGTTAACTCAACATCAGCAACCGTAAATGATCCAATCATTCACCTTGGTGATGTAACCAGCGAAAGAACCGTAATGGAGACGGTTGTTTCTGGTGTAAGTACAATCAGATTAGATTCTGTTGTAGGTATTAACACTGGTGATATTGTTAGTGGAAATGCTGGATTAAATGCTGGCGCTGCTAATACAATCACTTCATATGATACTACAAACAAGATTATTACATTAACTGACGCTACTATTGCTGGTATTTCAACAACAGTACAGTTAACAATCACTCACGCATATGATACAAATACCGATAGAGGTGTTTCATATGCATACAATATCAGCAGTGGAACCAGCAATAACAAAACTGGTTTCTTTGGTTTAGATGATAGTTCTATTGCAGACAGCACAGTAACTACATTAACCAATGGAACACATGCTGATGATAGTAGACGATGGACTTATATTCCTGACGCTACTATCACAAATAGTGTAGTATCTGGAACCAAAGGATTCTTAGATGTAAAAGGTATTTACTACCAGTCTGGTGATTTCAACACCAATGGAGTAGTATTCTTCGATGATACGGGATTACAGAGATCTACCAATAACCCTGCTTCACCAACACTAACATCGAAGCAGATACTGACCGCTGTTACGAAGAACACTCTGTCTCTTGGATCAGCAATCACTGCGAGTGCTGGCGATATTATCAGACAGGATTCTTCTGGTGCATATGGTATAGTTGAGACATCGGTATCTTCTGCAAGTAGTGTTGACCTGGTTGGTGTTGAAGGAACATTTACCAATACCTATAACATCAGAAGAGAGGGACAAAATGGATTTATTGAAGATCTCTCCTCAATCCCCTCCGCTGTAACGGTAATATATACTAATAAACCAACTTGGACTTCAACTCTTGACGGAGGCAACTTCTAATAAATGGAAAATCAAAATGAAGTGGATGTGAATGTTTTAATCAAACTTTATAATTCCAAATTATCAGCATTGACAAATCAAAATGTACTTCTTGAAGCAAAACTTGCTACATTAACCCAAGACTATAAAGAACAGATTGAATCTTTGCTTCAAGAAAATGCAGATTTGAGAGAACAGTTAGAAGAAAAACCAGAGTAAGAATATGGCAAAACCATCAACTAGACAAGAATTAATTGATTATTGTCTGCGCCAACTAGGTGCTCCAGTACTCGAAATAAACGTTGATGATGATCAAATAGATGATCTGGTTGATGATACCATTCAATATTTTAATGAGCGCCATTATGATGGTGTTGAAAAAATGTACTTGAAGTACAAAATCACACAAGATGATATTGATAGAGGAAGAGCATCTGGAACAACTGGGGTTGGTATTGTAACTACAACTGGATCTTCGACAATAACTGGTTACGGAACAACAACATTTAACTTTTACGAAAACTCAAACTATATTCAAGTTCCAGAATCAGTAATTGGTATTGAGAGAATATTCCGTTTTGATACTAGTTCCATCTCTGGTGGAATGTTTAGTATCAAATATCAACTGTTCTTGAATGATCTTTACTATTTCAACTCTGTTGAACTCTTACAATATTCTATGACAAAATCATATCTTGAAGATATCGATTTTCTTTTAACAACAGACAAACAAATCAGATTTAATAAAAGACAAGATAGGTTATATTTAGATATTGATTGGGGATCTCAATCAGTCGACAACTTCATTGTACTGGAATGTTATAGAGCACTTGATCCAGCGTCTTTCTCACAAATATACAATGATAGTTTTGTA